ATATTCTAAGATAATTGCTACACCCCAAGAATGAGAAGCAATAGATTGTTCACCTATCGTATCCAATGTGTGGTATCGTTTGACAACGCCACAGTCCATTATTTCAAATATACTATCTATCATATTTATACTTTGCTCTAGGTTTCCCTTGACCCAATCTAACTCTTTCATACTTATCAAACTCACACAGACAATGCTCAATATCTCTCATTTCTAAAACATCAATGTGTCCCTGTAAGTATCCAGGACTTCTGTCTAGTAGGTCTTTCATCTCATGATTCCAACCTATATAACCTACATGTCCTCTAGTGGGGCTCCAAGTTAATTCTCTACCGTGTATTCTATTTAACCCACGTTTAGCTCCTGGACCTGGATTAGCCCAAGTGTAGATATCACGAGCATTACCTAAATATTTTGTATGACGTAAATCTGTAACCACTTCATATGACATAAAACCACTAAACCCAGAATAACGTAAGTATTCAGACCAAGTTTTTTGTAAACTATCAGGATGTATCTCAGGTTGATTCTCATAAAGTGGCGTAAGTATTTTATCTATAGTCTGTTCTACTTTTGTACCGCCCAGCGTACCTGTCAACATGTAAGCTCCTGTATAAACTTTTTCTCCTCTGTCCATTC